GAGTGGCTTGGATATTCTTCACATCAGTAGTGTTGGGAAGAACAAATTTCTTTTTGTCTTTTCCTTTATTCTTGCCTACAGTCTTATAATAATCATCCAAGACTCTATTACGCTCTTCGTCTGCTTCTACTTTACGTCTATCCAGTTCCATGTCACGACCTAATTTAATAGCTTCAAAAGCCACATCAGGCATGTTATTTTCAATAGCAGTTGAGAAGACCAACTTGGAATACTTCTCAGGATCAGAAATATCCATACCTAACTCTTGTGCCTTTTCTCCAACTTTCTGTTGCAGGTCTTTGATCTTCAAAGCACGGATCATTCTAGGATCACCAGCAAAGTTATTTACTACATTCTCTGTATTGAATCCTATACCTTGCTTAGCAAGGGCAGCACCCACACCACCACGATTCTTGCGTAGTTCAGCGTCTAACAAAGCCTCTGTATCTTCAGGTGACATACCAGAAGAACCACTAAAAAACCCACCTTGTTGATTGATATTTGGCATCTTTTATTACCCTCCGAACATTGACATCAAAGCACCAAACATGCCCATGTCTACCTTGCCACCCTCAGATTGTGAACCACCACTCACACCAGCAGTAGCCATCCTGTTCCAGAATATTGATTTTGCTTTGCCTCCTTCTGCTATATACTTAGACTGTGCTACATCAGCAGCAGTGTCCGCTATTCCGGTTTGTATACTAGGAGTAAAGAGTTTATTACCAGACTCATCAAGGGACTGTCCTGTGCCCAATAAAGACTGGCCTCTATTAATTAGAGAATCTATTAAGCTTTGACCTAGACCTATAGACTGTAACTGTGCCTCTAGGTCTGCTTTATTTTGTGCTTCATAGTAGGCCCGCAACTCAGGGTTTCCCCCAGTAGCATCGGCAGCACCCAACGTGCCCATACCAAATAGAGAACTTCTGAGATTGGCTATGTCTCGTTCTCGTTGTGGGCCAGCTATTCGTTGCATCAATTCATAAGCATTAGATGAGGCTTGGTTAGGATCAAAGGTTTTTGCTTGTGAAAAGAATCCTTTTGAACTATCTAGTACACTGTTTCGTATATCTTGGTATTCAGGGCTAAGAGTGAATACACCATTTCCACTAGACCAGTCAAGATTTCCCATGCCTGTTCTAATATTAAAGGGTTTGAAATTGATATTGGCCGAAGCGTCATCATAACCTTTATTACCTATAAGATTACCAGTGACACTATTCCAACCTTTACTTAAGACCCCCATTATTTATCTCCTGTTGAATTTTTCCATTTCTTATTTTTAAACCAAGAAAATATCTGAAGAAACAACCATGTACCAGATAAGATAGCCAAGAAATGTGAAGCTACCCACCCAACGCAATACCCCATAGCCGTAAGAAAGGCTGTCCAATCAATCGTGTGTTTCATTGTCTCCCAAGTAGTATGTATTGTTTTAGGCATTAGGCTTACGCCTTTCTGATACCGTATAATTTGAATGTACCTGACATGGTAGTATCAGAGGTTAATTTAAAAGCATTTACCGCAGTACCCGGAACATTCCACATTCCGTCTTGATCGAAAGTATTCACTACTCCTGTGACTGTTAATGGAACCCTGCCTTTCCAATTCCATTGTTTAGATACTGTCGTGCTCATAGGATTAAAAAATTGCATTGTGAAAGACATGGGAATGGTTGTACTATTATTTAATCCTGATTTAGTATAGGTAGTAGTTGGCCCTGACATAGCGGCATTAGGGACACCAGACCAATATTTATTTTGGGCGTCTTGCGTTGCATTATTATCTGTTGAAACTGCAAATGTTAAAGTGTTATTATCATTGGTAAATATGATATTCTCCCCAATCCACAAATAATCATCATAGACAGAAGTTATTTTACTTGTTACTGACACAGATGCCGCAGCAGCTATAGTCTGTGCATCTAGCAACACTAGTGAAGCCCCTTGAGACGCAGTAAACCCTGCTATCAATACAGGGTGTAGTGTGAATACAGAAGTGCTTTTAGCTCTGACTCTAACCCTGTCACCAGCAGCAGCAGTAAAATTAACTGCCCCATCTATGAGTAGATTGGCGTTGTGAGTAAATACATGAGCATCATTGCAATAAAGTTCTACTTCAGCACCAGCTTGAGGCGCATCAGCAAAGTCTGTAAATGTAACTACTGCCCCGGTAAGAGTAACATAGTTACCAGCAGACCAAATATCAGATGTAGTGGCGTGGGCAGCAACAGAAGCATTAGCATCTACTATAGACTTACCAGACATAGTAAGTGTGCCAGAAAGAGTCTTGTTCCCTGCAACTGCCTCATTCCCTGTATCATGGACTACAGCATCATCATCAGCTTTAGTTGCTATGGCTGTGGCTATGGCTGTATACTCAGCGTCATGTTCAGAACCTAAAACCTTTTTAGAAGGATCACCAGTTACTAAACTATCCTTGGCTGTAAAATTTGTAGTCTTCGTGTAATCAGACATCTATTATAATCTCCCTAGCTTTGCTAGAATCTCAATTCGTTGAATCTTTAGTGGTTGCTGATCTATTATAGCAGAGTACCCAAACTTAAGGTTCTTTCCACTCTTAGTAAGGTAACTTGTGCTGTTTGAAAAAGTGTCATCACTACTACCATACTCTGCTATGCCATACTCTGCTATGTTATATTCAGACAAAGTGCCACCACCAGATGTGGTATTTACATTATTAGATTGTGTGGTATAAAAACTATTAAAATCATATGCCCATCTTGCAGTTATGGTATATCCGTACCCACCAGCAAGAGTAAGAATCATCTTCTTTGGTATCTTTATTCTAGAAGCAACCATTTCTCCAAAGTCTGTCCAAGCAAAAGCACAAGACCAATTATATGTGCTAGTGTTATCTCTATATACATTAGTTATTTTACCTACAACACCATTCCTGCCTATGTATAAACTGCCATTTCTAGCAGAAAGAAAAGCCTTTGGATTCATACCATCCCACAAAGTAACCACTGGCAAAGAATTGTCTGTTTGTTGTTTTAAATTAACACAAAACACAAGACCTGCTGTTGGTAAACTTATAAGATAAAATCCATCTATTTCGTGATAGACAGATCGTATAAGGGCAACAGTTTCAGCACCAACTAATGATCTGAAATAATCACGGATATTAAAAGTTATGTCATTAATAGGAGCAGTTTCATTCTGCACAGTACGAACTAAACTTCTTAAACCACTATCAGAAAGAAAGAATATATCAGTACCTACATCCTGAACACTGTCTCTTGCTATACAACCTACTCCTGTGATATGGTCCGCAAGAGTCATAGTTGATGGTGTAGAAGCCCCTGTATAAATAAGTACAGACCTTTTTCCAAATATGAGAAGTTTCCCTTGAAATTCAGCAAGAGCAGTTATCTCGTCAATACCGTGCGCCCATACGGTCTTGAGATCAAGACTTCCAGCAGAACCAGACCCCCAAAGAGTCTCATCTAAAAGACTACAATAAACTAATGTAGTCTTGTCTGTTGTGGATTTAGTAGCCCACAACCGGCCAAAGGCCGAAAGACAAGCATGGCCTGTAGGAAGTGTTCCAGTACCAGCTACTATATCTGCAAATGCACCACCAGCCCCGACTATAGGTGTGTGGTCAGCTTGCATACCAATGACCTTATTATTGAAGTTCATAAACTTCCAATTATCATCAGTGGGGGGAGTGATAGTACCTGTTCTTTCAGTTAAGGCACTAGTACCACTATATATTTTATTAGCGGCTGCACTTATAATAGCTGAAGTACCAGCAATACTTATGTACTCACCTAAAGATTCAATACTTGGATTACCACTAATAGCTGATGTAGTTACAGCCTCCCACCCTTTTCGTGCAGACAACCTGCCACTATCATCTACTATACAATTAGTAGCTTCTGTAGCCCACTCAAGTCCCAAGGACTGTTCGGCTTGTTGTGTATTCAAACCAAACTTTCCCGGTGTTATAATATTTAGTGGTATAAGACGAGCTACTGCCATAGTTATTGTACCAAAAAGGTCAACTCATTCTGAGTATAACCAGAATCTCTGCTTACAGCATCAGCCAAAGCTTGATTCGCTATAACATCTTCTTTGTTACTAATAGTCCCTTGGTCTTCTCCACGCTCATTGATAGCAAGAGCATACGCTCTCAGTTGGATCGGATGTATGGGTACTGTAATCTTAGTTGCTTCTGTATACAAGTCCGGTTGTGGTACAACCACTTGAAAATTAATAACATTAATACCATTGGGTATAGGCCACAGATTCACATAAGGATCACCATTAGCATCAAAACCATTAAGGTCAAAGAAATTAGGTGCCCCTTGTTGACTTGCTCCCAATAAAAACCTAGTAGTCATAAACTGCGAACTAGGTGCCATTTGTAATCTATAATCTTGTGTGTTATTAAGAACATCATAAGACCCATCAAAAGGGTCTTGCATAATCCTGAAGCGTTCTCCTGCACCTGTGAGTACATATCTATATGTACCAGCAACAGTAGTGATAGGAATTGTAGTTCTAAGTCTAGACCAGTTCCAAGCATCTTCTACTTCACGTTTAGCCTGATTAACAAAGTCGGCTATTAAAGTAGAATAGGCAGTTTCATTGTATGTTGTTACTTCATCCTCACGGAGTCTTCGCAAGACATAATTTACACAAGCAAGAAACGTGGTTGTTTGAGAACCACTTGCACTAGCTTCACTTGCGCCGCGTTCTATAGCCATTTATTATTCCTCAATGGGTTTGATTTGTTTAGGACGACCAGCCTTTTTCTTAAGAATTGGCACCACAGTAGGTTGGTCTTCTTTGTCATCTTCAACTACTGTGGGCTTAACAACCTTTTCTGGTTCAACCAGTTCCCATGTTTTACTTCTAACCAGAACATCATAGTAGTGGTTTTCTGATACTTCTATCACTTCATCTTTATGAAGTATGCTTCTCACCTTTATCATTTATGTCCTTTTATCTTAAATTAGTTGGGGGATGTTGCTTATAGGCCAAACCCCCGGCACCTATTTTTTACTTTATTACCAAGCCGGACGGCCAACAACAAACTTCATGGTCTTGCCATTGAACGCATCAGCAGCTAGGGCATTAGTAGTCTCATCAACATTAGTCAATTTAACTTTGACTGTGTTTGCTGAATCTACCCAAGCATACAAGTCAACCTGTCCTGTACTCAACAGAGAAACATTCATAGTCGGTTGGACTATGATAGTATCACCAAGAGCAACCCCCGGAACTGTCAACGATACTGTCACCGAGACATCATCAGCTA